CTCGAGCAAGTCTCTTTCGTCAATGGCATCTGTACCATGAAAGGTGGTACCCATGTCGACCATGTCGCCAACCACATTGCCAATGGAATCATCGATGACATGGCGAAGAAGATTAAGCTGAAACCTCAACAGGTGAAGAACGCTTTTACCATCTTCGTGAAGGCAACCCTCGAGAACCCAACCTTCTCGAGCCAGGTAAAGTCTGAGTGTACTTCGAAGGCTCCCGACTTTGGTTCGAAGTTTGAACCCCCGAAGAACTTTGTGAAGAATGTTCTCAAGACTGGTATCGCCGATGAACTCACAGCACTCTCGAAGTTCAAGGAGATGAAGGAACTCAAGAAGACTGATGGAGCCAGAAAGTCTAAGATTACTGGTATCCCCAAACTGGATGACGCGAACAAGGCTGGTACGGCACAATCTGGGAAGTGTACACTCATCGTGACGGAGGGTGACTCGGCAAAGACTCTCGCTGTCGCTGGCCTCTCTGTGGTGGGTAGAGACCACTATGGTGTCTTCCCCCTCCGTGGTAAATGTAAGAACGTCAGGGACTCTTCGGTGGCACAGTTGACCTCCAACCAGGAGTTCAACGACCTCAAGAAGATTTTGGGACTTCAGCAGGGTAAGGAGTACACGAGTGTCTCCGAGCTTCGGTATGGTCGTCTCATGATTATGACGGATGCAGATAATGATGGAAGTCACATCAAGGGTCTCATCCTCAATATGATTCACTACTTCTGGCCAAGCCTCCTCAAGTTGAACTTTGTGGTTTCGATGGTGACACCAATCATCAAGGCCACGAAGGGTTCTGACACCAAGTCATTCTACACTGACTCGGCTTTCAGAACGTGGTACGGTTCGGGGAAACAGGGATGGAGAATCAAATACTACAAGGGTTTGGGCACTTCCACGAGTGCTGAGGCTCGTGAATACTTCAAGAAGATTCAAGACCTCACTGTGAAGTTTGACGTTGACACGATGACGGATGACTCCATCGTTCTCGCCTTTGATAAGAAGAAGGCGGATGCACGCAAGTCTTGGCTTCTCGAGAGTACTGCCAAAGATGCTGACCAACTCGAGATACCTTATGGCAACGTAAAGCAGTTGGATATCACTGACTTTGTACACAAGGACTTGGTGAACTTCAGTCTCGCAGACCTCAAGCGCTCTATCGCCCATGTGGCAGATGGACTCAAACCTTCCCAACGTAAGGTCATGTACTCGTGTTTCCAGAAGAATCTCACCGCAGAAATGAAGGTGGCGCAGCTGGCAGCCTATGTGGCTGAGAAGAGTGCGTATCACCATGGTGAAGTTTCCCTCGCGGAGACGATTGTGAAGTTGGCCAATGACTACATGGGTTCGAACAACATCAACCTTCTCGAACCTTGTGGTCAGTTTGGTACACGCCTCATGGGTGGTAAGGATGCGTCTCAGACGAGGTACATCTTCACGAAGCTTACCAAGGAGGCTCGAAAACTCTTTGACCCTAAGGATGACGCCATCCTCAATTACTTGGACGATGATGGTCGTTCCATCGAACCAGACTTTTACATGCCGACCCTACCTATGGTTCTCGTGAATGGGACGGAGGGTATTGGGACGGGGTTCAGTTGCTATGTGCCACCATTCAACCCCGATGACATCAAGGAAAACATCAAGCGGGTATTGGGTGGTGAAGAGCTTGTACCTATGAAACCATGGTTCAGGGGTTTCAAGGGTAAAGTGTACAAGGATGAAGGTGGTCTTTGGGTGACTGAAGGTACGTGGAGAGACACTGGCTCCAGACTCAAAGTGTCAGAACTCCCCCCAGGTCGTTGGACTCAGGATTACAAGGAGTATCTGGATGGTCTCGTCGAGAAGAAGATGATTACGAGCTACACAAACAACAGTACCACCGAGGATGTTGACTTTGAAATCTTTGGGTACAACGGTAAAGACCTGGTGAAAGATCTCAAGATGAGGAAGACGTTCCATGTCTCCAATATGCACCTGTTCCACCCCACAAAGGGAATCCACAAGTACGAGAGTCCCGAGGAGATTCTTCAAGACTTTGTGGAGTTGCGACTCGAACACTACAAGAAGAGAAAGGCGCACCTCATCGATGTTCTCGAAAAGAGGGCTGAGATGTGTGGACACAAGTCAAAGTTTGTGACGATGGTCATCGAGGGAAGGTTGGTGGTGTTCAAGAGGAAGAAGGTGGACCTAGAGAAAGAGATGTCTGCGACATTCCCGAAGATTGATGGTTCGTGGGATTACCTTCTCAACACGAAGACAGTCGAGTACACGGAAGAACGCGTCAAAGCGCTCATGGACGAAGCGAGACAGGCGAAAGTAGAACTTGAGCGTATGTTGAAGACAAGTCACGTGACAATGTGGAAAACGGATATTAAAAATATGTGAGTAGTAGATAGATATGGGTGAAGCCGCTAAAATTTCCCTGAAGGCTATTGGAAAGCAGGATACACACCTCCTTTCCAAAGACCCTGAAGATTCTTTATTTAAATACAGACTCGACCAATTTTCGAATTTTATGAAGATACATAAAAGTAGAGTGGTGACAAAACCTGCGACAAGTACTTCATGGCCGTTTGGTGAAGTGATAAAAGTTGAATACAATCCAAATCAGATGGAAGATTTATTAAGCGATATGTGGATTAAAATAACATTACCAAAACTTGATAATACCACTAACTACCCCGATCAAGTGTCATCGCATATCATTAAGGGTATAACAATGTTTGTTGATGGTATAAAACTAGAAGAATTGACTGATGACTGGAACTTTATGTATAACGAACTTTACCTAAATGATACCCAACATGAAGCGAATCAATTACTCACCAATAGTGGTTTTGAATATACATATTTTGGGTCACAGGGAGGCACTCTGGGCTACTTGAAACGAGATATTCTCATACCACTTCACTTTTTCTTTTCTAGGAAGTATGACAGTGATGATAACAGACCCTGTTTTCCATTATGCTCGATTTATCGCCAAAAGATAACATTCGAAATTACATTTCATAAACAGTCATTCTTTACAGACTTTTCTAGCACTATCGCTTTACCTGAATTTACCATCATAACGGAAGAGATTAAGTTGGAACCCGAAGAACGTTTGTATTTGAAGTCATCGCAACACACGTTTCAAACGGACATTGTATACAAACATAGTCAGGAATCGTCGGAAATTGATAAGCGTAAGTTCAAGATGAATTTTTCAACAAATAAACCTATTAAAGTCTTCCATTGGTTTTATAGGAAAACTCAATTCGAGAATGAGAATGACACTACAAAATACAAGCTCCGTTTTAATTTTACAAGTAGCAACACACCTTTCATACGTACAGATGGTAGCGCTAATGAAATAGTAGATAAAATTGACATCTTTCTCAATGGAGAATCCGTGCAGTATGTATCAGGAACTCGAAATCATCGTTATTTCAAGTATTATACTCCATATGAATGTGGTCTAAACACACCAACCACACACATTTATACGTACAACCTATCACTTTCACCGTCAAAATATCAAAACTCTGGTATTATCGACTTTAGTAAGATAACTTCTGATAAGAGTTTCATAGAGACTCAACTTCACAACACACTCAGCCTTTCCGAGACGTATCAAATGCATGTATACTATGTAGCTTATAGTAGTTTTAATTTTAGAGATGGTTTCATGAATATTTCGAATTAAAAAAATACAGGTATAAGTATATATGTTACTGAGTACACGTGGAGCTCAGGATACATTTATAACAGGAAATCCAACGCGGAGTCATTTCCTGAGTGTTCACAAACAACATACCCCATTCTATAAGACATTGTATCCTACAGAATCGGAGAGTCCGACAACGTTTGGTTCTCTCATGTCTTTTAGAATACCCGTTGACAATGGTGATTTTATAAATCGTGTATGTTTAAAAGGTGTTCTCAAGCATCAATCGTTGAATAGTGTTTCCGCGAGTGAATACAAATCGTTCCTGACTAATAATCTCATTGATTACGTCGAATTATTTATAGGAGAACAATCTATTCAGAAAATTACAGGTGAATACATAGCTGTATATCATCAAAAACACGCACAGAACATTTCAAGCTACGAGAATCTATATGCACACGGTTCAAATTCAGTGGGTCAAGAATTTTACGAGTCAACTAGTGCAGAAGACAATCCATTTTTTCTCGACCTACCTTTCTACTTCCATAACGTTAATCAATTGGCCATACCCATCTGTGCCCTCAAAAAACAGAATATTAGAATAACAATCAAACTTCGAGAAGTTAATGAGGCGTTCCAACCAGAGTTATTTGAGGCGACTCTAAATGTTACATACGTTCATGTTGCACTAGATGAGAGACAGTTTACAGAAACTACACCAATTATTCAAAACATCCAACAGTTACAAATGGCAGAATTCAAAATTCCTCAGGGTGTTTTGACAAAATCAGTCATGTTGAATTTCAGTAATCCAGTGAGTGAAATGTTCTTTATGGCACATCGAGTTTCAGATAGACGTAATTTTGTGGACATCGGCAATATTCGTCTGAAATTTAATAACACTTTAGTGTTTGACCGTAACAATAAGTTCTTGTGTTTCAAACAGGGACTTGATAATCACATTTCAGCACCCTCGGGTAAATCCTTGGATGGGGGTGGTAAATACTGTTCTTATTCATTCGCCAATAATCCAACGAATGGACTTCCCATGGGAAGTGTAAACATGAGTCGTATCATTCACAAGGAATTGAAAGTAGACATTCCAGCTGGTATAGGTGAGGATGTCGTGGTTAGGGTCTACGCCGTTAGTCATAATGTACTTGTTTTTTCACATGGATTAGCGGGGTTAAAATTTTAAGTACATATAGTAGTAATGTCTTCAGGACGTATAGACCTTCACGTAGTGGGGTTGGTCACAGACGTGGGTGTAAAATATGACTTTTCACATTTTACCAAACTCGTGAAACGTAATACACATTTTGCCAAGGAATATAGGGACATCGACTCAGATGGGGAGTTTGGTGGTTTATGTGAATTTAGAATTCCGATGAATGCAGGAGACTTATTAAAATCTCTTAGTCTTGAAATAGAAACCTCGGAACTCATAGATGCTGATCATTACTATATTGATTCCTTTGGTAACGCTTTAATTGAGTACGCAGAACTCGTCATAGGTAACGAAACTGTCAATCGAATTACGAGTGACTATATGCAGTTATACACAGAAGCCTTCCATGCCGACACCAAAAAATCTGCATTCAAAAATCTCGTTAACAGAACAGAGGATGGTTTACTAAATGAACCTTTCAACGGAATTAATAAAAAACAACCAACGAATAACAAAGTGCATTGTATCATAGATCTTCCCTTCTATTTTCATAGGCACCCAGAGTTGAGCATCCCCCTTTGTGCAATCACCTTACAGGATGTAACGATTCGTATCAAATTTAGAGACTACGATGAACTCGTTTATAAACTCTCCCCAACTCAGACACCTAATAGCACTTGGGCAATGAAGAGTGTAGCTTTACCCCCCGTTATCAATGTACCACCTAAAATAACCAAATGTTCTCTCATCACCGAATTGATATACCTGGATACTGTCGAGAGAATGAAACTTAAATGTACAAAAACGGACTATGTCATAACAGACCTTCAAGAGAACCAGTTCAGGACGGTCGATGATGAGACAAATTCACTCAAATGCAAACTCACTCTAAAAAATCCAGTAAAGGAGCTTTACTTTTTTATACAAAGAGACCGACAAGTTCATCAAGATATTGGTGTGTTCACAAGTCCATTAAATTACGACCCCATCGAGTATGTCGATTATGATGCATCGTCGTCAACGTATACACTTACACCCGACCAGTTGAAATACCTGACACTAGAACTCGACGGTTTAAAAATTATAGATGAGAATACAGGAAACGCGCAATTTTTGAGAGCTTCTCAGTTTATAAGGCACCATTCAAACGTTCCTAAGCTATCTAGAGTGTATATGTATAGCTTTGCTTTGAGACCAGAAGAATGGTATCCGACTGGTCAGGTAAATTTCAGTCTCATAAAGGAACAGATAATGAACTTTGAATTGTTTAGTTCGTTTACAACCGTAAGTTCTGTGCGTTACGACTTCAGTAGAGATATACGCATCTATGCTAAAAGCTATAACATTCTTCGCATCGAGGGTGGAGTAGCCCAACTTTTGTTCTAATTTCTCGATAGTTCCGGGTGAAGTGGAAATGTGGGGAAATTATTTCTTGAAAAGTGACGTCTTATTTGAGGCGATATAGTCGATGATATTGTTCTTGATACACCATTTGATGAAATTCAACTGCGCTAGAGTTGTATGTATTTCATGAGATGTCCCAGGAATCGTGTATGCAAACTTCTCAGACCTACAGAAAGGGTCAAAGAGTTTCTTACTGTATCCATCCAAGCTCGACTTGTATGCACAATGTACAGTGAATAGTTTGCCGTCAGTTGTCTTGTATGACGTATTGTTCTTCTTGGCATAGTTTGTGATGAACCATTCCAGGTTTCGAAGTGAGATGCCACTTGACTTATCCAAGATGGTTAGTAGTTTAGTTCGGTTTTTTTCATTTTCGTAAAAGCCGTTTATCGAATTTAGTAGAATACCCGATTTACTCATTACAAATATCTCGCCCTAATTCTATAAGCTCTTTTGAATTTCTTGACACATGAGTTTGTTCAAATCCAGGTAACTATTTGAGTTTTCACAACCTGGACATCCACTGACATTCATCTGCTCGGGTCCGTGGGTATGTAAATTTTTACTTGGGAGGTGACGCCTCTTGATGCGTTCTCCCTGAGCTTTGTGGTATCTACAGTAGCCATCATCAACGGCTCTGAAAGAGCATCTCTTTGTCCCATCCACCGTCGTCTTCGTACCCTTACACCCTCCAGACTTGTTCGTGTCAGGTATGTCTCGCAAAAGAAGGTCAAGAGGTATACCATGGGTCTTGGAAACATTCTCCAGTGTCATACTGAGCTTATATTCAGTGTACCTAGAAACCTCATCTTCGACCATCTCGTACATGTGTTCGTTGATAGCATCCTCGATACGACCTGGAAGTTCTTCGATAACCAGTTTCTTTACGCTATCAGCGACGATTTTCGAAATCTTGTCCTTCGAAATCATGACTTATTCATACTTTGCTCGTAGTTTTTAAATAAGTCTTCAACCGAATTCTCTCTTTGTCTTTTTTGCTTAAGGCGTTCCCGAAGGTCGGCAACTTTTCCAGTGTCGTCGAGACCCTGTTTTCTACACTCTTCGATGAGCTCCTCCTTTTTCATGGTACTCAGAGCGGGTTCACGCTTTTTGGGAGGTGGCTTGTGAGATTCAATGATTTCACCGAAAATCTCCTGCTTCGTATTATCATATAAGGGGTCGAGTAGGTCGCATACAGGGTTCAAGAACTTGTTCACGAAGTAGTAGTGATAGTCGACGGGTATGTTATTCTCCTCAACATACTTGGGGTCTTCAGACTTTTCAAACGCTTTCGCTCTAGGGTTACCCGTATTTACGAGTAGGTACGGGACGCGGTCTCCAGATTGTGGTTCAGAACCAGGCTTCCTTTCACGCATCTTATTGACCACCTGTACATGTGCCTGATTGATTTGCGAACTCTGTGGACTCGTAATGGAAACCGAGTTTCCCCCAACTTTGTATGAATCTGCTAAGGACTGACTCAATATGAGCTTATCATTGGGTACCTGACCACCCAAAAGTTCGTTTGCGCGTTTCTGTGCCAACTCCTTCGGTGGACCTGTGTCGTTCGATGTCAACACAACATCGAGAAGTTCCTTGCACACCTCCCGAACATGTGGTGTATTGTCTCGACGAACAACTTGAAGACCCTTGATGTCTATGTAATCCATATGCATCTGGTCATCCTTCCCCTTTGTCCACAACTTCGCAGCGTATCGCTTCTTTGAGTACAAGAAGTATGGCCAGTACACCTTCTCAAGTTCAAGGTTGTTTGGTTTCTTGAAGAGAGCGCTACATTCCTCAGCCGCTCTTTCACCAATTTCCCAGCTGTACTTCACAGCCTCTTCACCCGTGCGGTCACCTACATCAAACTCAACCATCACCGAATCTGTGTCACCATACCTCACTTTTGCACCAGGGAAATGCTTCTCGACGTAATTCTTAGTGTCTTCAATCATCGCACGACCTTTGCAAGTCGTCGTCGATGCGATGGGTACACATGGTAGAATACCTTTACCAGCACCTGTGAAACCATAGACAGAGTTCATCGATATTTTGTACGCCAACTGCTTCCCATTGTACACCTCTTTCATCGAACCTGATGCAGCCGCCATATCCTTCTTCGCCTTTTTGCGAAACTGCTTCAGTTCTATGAGAATACTCGGAAGAAGACTTGGGACATTCTGAGCAAATTTATAGGTACGGTCACCAACACTGAACGTCTCATACTCAACACCAGGGACGTTGCCATACCTCCTCTCATCCATCACTAGGGTGGAATAGCAGAGATTGTGGGCTGTCATGATTGATGGATACAGTGCTTCAAAATCTAGAGCTGTGATTGGTGTGTAGTAGGCACCCTTCTGAGCCTCTAGGACGGTCGCACCCTCATAGGGCTCCTCTGGAATCGAACCATACTTGATAGTCGGTACCATGTATCCAAGCTCCCGTGCCTTCTTTGTCAACTGACTAAACACCTTAATCTGCTGCCCACGCTCAACCAGGAAGCATAGGGGTACCCATGTCGCCTTCGCCATCTCCAAGAGGTTCAGTAGGGTACACAACTTCTTCATAAGTCTGTGAGGGAGGAGTGTATCCTTGATACAGTACTCTGCGACTTCACCCAACTTTACGGGATCTTCCTCCTTGTACCGTGCAAACATCTCCTTTGGGGACATGTCAATCTTCTGGTCACCCAGGTACAGCTTCGAAACTTCGTTGAGTTTGTAGGAATCCAACTTGTACCCCTTCTTCACTTCATGAAACAAATCGAAAATGAATCGTCCAGGCATCGGTAAAAGTTTCAGGAAGTTGTCACCCAATGCACTCGAACTCAACTTCTTATGGAGAAGGTGTGACTCCGTGTCATGAAGTTTACCCATCTGATAGAAACCCATGCCACACCCAGTCATTGCTGCACGTTTGTAAATGTACTCAAGGTCAAATCCGAAGATGTTCCAACCCGTGATGATGTCGATGTCCTTGTCGTGTAGGTAATCCTTGAATGCCAGGAGCATCTCCCTCTCCGTGTCGAAGCTTACGACACCTGGACCCTCAGTCTTTTTATAGCAAAGGCAAACCTTTTCATATGGTTCATCATTTCCGAATGTACACAGGGACACCGCTATCTGGAAACAGGCATCACCAGGAATGTCAGCATCGGGGAATTTACCCGTCGAACTGTTACACTCAATATCTACAGAAGCTACAACAAACGGTGCGATGTCATCTCGAGCCACGGGTTTGAGGGTTGTCCAATCATTACACCACAGGTCGATATCAACCTTGGCAAGATGGGAACGTACACAATCAGAACCAGAGTCCAACCACCCAGTAGATTGAATCCCAGTTCGGTGCATGAGCCTCAGGACGGGGTCAAGATTTGATTCATAGACGTGATACTTTTTGAAGTCGTTGTTGTACATGAAGAGGGAGTTGATTCGGCGCCTAGCCTCGAGGGTCTTGAAGTTTAAGTGCATGTAGTTGAACTCTTCATTGTTTTGAAATCCCCATACATCCTTCTGTTTCGTCAGACTATAGCTTGTCACACAATTCTCTCTAAGACGATTCAGTTCATTAAACAGAATCTTGACATCTTGTTGAGTCGTTCCACGGGGGAGTTTTACAAAGAAGTAGGGGTCAAAAGATGTGGTGACACACACAGATTTACCATCCTCCGTCTTTCCAAAGATGCTGATTAAGTGTTCCTCATCCGTGTCCCTCGCCTCCCATGTGAGAGCTTGGAAGACGACCATATGTTTATATTGAGCGAAAATTTTAATATCGTTTATTAATAAATGTCTGCTGCTTTAATTGAGCTAGTGTCGGTGGGCGCCCAGGATGTCTACATCACGGGTGATCCCCAGGTCAGCTTCTTCCGTCAGAACTACAAACGCTACACCAACTTCGCCATGAAGCCTGAGCGCATGGACTATATCGGTACTTTCGGCGCGAACAACGAGGTTACCATTCCCATTCGCTCGAAGGGTGATCTCATGAGCTACATTTGGATCGAGGCCGCGGGTATCGCCAGTGCCCAACAGACTGGCACTGGTCTTTATTCGAATACTGCTTCGACTCCTACAGAGTTTGCTCTCTGGATTGGTGGCCAGAAGGTTTCTCAGCTCGATTCTCTCTATATCCAAGCTGTGCACAACCCTCTCATGCGTGACTCCGCCGCCAAGGCGTCTTTCGCTGTGACCACGAACACTCGTAAGGAGAATCATTCAGGAAACTATTACATGATTCCTTTCTTCTTTGGTGAAGACTGGACAAAGACGCTCCCTCTCGTGGCGCTTCAGTACCACGATGTCGAGATTCGCATCAAGTGTCGCGACGGGTATACCCCCACTGATACCCCCAAGGTTTATGGTAACTACATTTATCTCGACACTGATGAGCGCAAATTCTTCACTGACAATGAGCATGAACTTCTCATCACTCAGACCCAACACCAATTAGCCACCAAGACGGACACTGATTTTGACTTGAGCTACTTCAACCACCCCGTGAAGTCTCTTCACCTCGTGTCTGGTAATGCCACAGGAAGTAATTGGGCGGATGAATTTAACTTTGACAATTCATCTCTTTATATCAACGGTGTCGCGCTGTTCGAAAACACCTCGAATGTGTATCACCACGACGTCGTACCAGAGATGCACTGTACCGATCTTCCCGATAATATTATCGATGATCTCCCCACCTACTCGTGGCCTTTCTGTCTCACTATGAGCAAGATGCAGCCCACTGGTTCCCTCAACTTCTCTCGTATCGACAACGCGAAGCTCAGTCTTACCAACCCAACTGGTGGTAACGCCCTTCACCGTATCTACGCAGTCAACTATAACATTCTCCGCGTGAAGAATGGTATGGCTGGTGTTGCTTTCGGTAATTAATTCCAATTGTCAATCAAAGTTTTCGTCTTTTCATACATCTTCTTTCCATAGAAGGTCTTATCCTTCTCCCCTTCCCAAATTGTGAGTCGGTCTTCAAGGAACTCCTTGAACGTATCCGAGTCACAATTAGATTTGTACTGAACCTTTTCACCCTTAAGTGCCTCACGCATCGCCTCTAAACGACAATCCATTGAACGCTTAGCAAACTCAACAGGAGTGAGACGAGTGGACACATCAGCCGTTTTCTTGTTCATATATAGTATGGACGACTCTACACTTTATACCATTTTGTACTACTGCAGGGCGTGTCAAAGAAAGTATGATGGTCACGCCCAATGTTGCTTTGAGATGGATCACGTCAAAGTTAAAATCCCCACAAATACTAAATGATTCCCCTTATCATAGCTGGCGCTCTCACGGGAGCTCTCGCATACACCTACATGGGACAGAATCTTGTGTCAGCCTCTGAAGCCAAACGCCTCATCAAGGAGGGTAAGATAAAGAAGGTCATCGACGTTCGCACAATCACTGAGTACCGTGCAGGGCATTACCCCAAGGCACTTCACATCCCCGTTGATAAGATTAACGAGAAGACCACCACAGAACTCCCCAAGAAGGGTTTACTCGTCTACTGCAACACTGGGCAACGAGCCAGATTTGCGGCAGAGAAATTGGAGGAACTTGGATTCGACGATGTCTACTACATTGCTGGAACGTACAAGGGGTTACTTTAAAATCATTTATTCATTTCTTCTCGTATAGCGTCATCGATTTCTTTACGTGTTTTAGCTGGTAAGTCAATCTTAATAATCGGTTTTTTATTGGGATATTTCTTTTTCAAATTGATCATGAGTGCTAACAAGAACACACCAGGTGGAAAGTTAACACCAGGTTTTAAATACATTTTTGTACCACCACGTTCATTGTATAACGCACCACCCTCATCCATTTTTACCTCAAAACTACCAGCGTGTTCGTCATATGCAGTCAATTTACCGCCCCAATAATCATCAATAAAGGTTTGGATTAAATCTTTACCATTTTTATCTGTGATCGCTGTTACACGTCCATCCGTAACCCTCTCGTAGTATAAACAATCGAGTGTTCCGTCTGGGCATTTTTTAGTTTCATTGTTCCATGTTTCGTCCGAACCCATCATGTTCGATGTAACTTTACTATCATTTGGGTTATAGGCGTAGACAACATACGGTGATACACTTTCACCAACCATTGGAAACGCTACGTAATTTTCTTTTCCTGACGTATACGTCTCGACACTCGAACCATCTTCTGTGACATTGACAACTGGACCTTCATCATCCTCATCCTCATCCTCATCCTCATCCTTTTTCTTGAAAAGTTTGTCCTTGTTCAGGTA